TAAAGGTAAAAACAAAACAGTGAACCTTACAACAACTTACAGTTTTAACTCACTATCAAGACTGAGTAAAATAATTGAAGCATGGAGAGGTAAACTGACACCCGAAGAATTAAAGGGTGGTTTTGATTTAAATATATTGGTAGGGTTGCCATGTATGCTTAATGTTTTGCATACTGAAAGTAACGGTAAAACCTATGCTAACGTTGATACAGTAACTAAGTTACCTGCAGGGATGAAAGCGTTTGATCCAGATAATCTATACATAAATGAAACTCCCGAATTTATTGAAAAATTCCGTCAAAACAATGCGGAAACATTAAAATAAAATTCTAACTTACTTTTAACGTGCTGGGTGTGTATGGAGATTGATAGCCTCCATAGGGTAGAACCACCCAGCCGTTTTTAGGTATAATGTAAAAAAGGGTGCCAATTTGGAAATTAAGACGGAAAGAAAGGTTATATATGGCAGTGCAGGAACAGGGAAAAGCACATATCTTATTGATAAAATCAATTATTATTCAGAAAAATATAATTTAAATAGTAAAGATTTTATTTTATGCAGTTTTACCAAAACAGCGTCAAAAGTTTTAGCTGATAAAAGTAATTTGAAAATTAAGAATATAGGGACTATTCATTCCCTTTGTTTCCAAATGTGTAAATTTTTACCAGAATATGTGATCGATAATGAAAAATTAAAAGAGTTTTCAAAAAAATATAAATATAAATTCAATTTTAAAAACATTGAAAATTCCGAAACGTTGTTAGGGGATTTTTACCTTGCTTTGTACAATTTAGCAAAAAGTAAAATGGTTACGGATTTAAAAAAGTTGTATTCAGAATCGGAAAAAAAAGGGAATTTAAATCAATTTATTAAATTTTGTGATAGATACGAAGAATTTAAAAAGGAAAATAATTATATTGATTATGCGGATATGTTAGATAATGCGTATAATCAATATGATTTAAATGCAAAAGTTTTAATTGTTGATGAGGCTCAAGATTTATCGTTGTTACAATGGAAAATTGTGTATGATTGGGCGTTGAATATACCTATTGTTATTATTGCAGGGGATGATGACCAATCGATTTTTGAATGGGCAGGGGCTAGGCTTAACGGGATGCAAGAGTTTGAGATGGCTTTTGACTGTGAGCGAGTTGTACTTAATAAATCGTTTCGTTTACCAGTAGATGTGTTCAAGAAAAGTCAAAATTTAATACAAAACCTAGAAAATCGTGTATTTAAAGATTTCAAACCTACAGATAAACAAGGTACGATTAAGTATTATAATAATGTATTATCGATTAAGAATATTAATTATAATGATGATGTATTGATATTGTATCGCAACCATTTTTTTAGATTACAAATTGAAAACCAGTTAATTAAGTTAGGATTACCCTACAAAATCGAGGGAAAAAATCTTGGCTATTGTGACAGTCAAGAATTTAGAGCTTTAAAGATTTTTTTAAGTTTAAAAAACGATAAGTTAAAAAGTTATGATTTGACCGAAAAACAAACGAAGGTAATGAGTAAGTTTTTTTTCTCAAAACATAAAAATTCAGATATAAATACAGTGTTGTTGAATGATTGGGAAACGGTGTTTAATTTTGAATACAAAAAAAAGAAATATTTAAAAAGTTTAGTTAAATTAAATCAAGATTTAAAATTTAATTACACCATAAAATTAAATACAATTCATGGTGCAAAAGGAAAAGAAGCGGAACGAGTAATTATAATTAATAGTTTAGGAAACAAATTTAGCCGATTTTCAAAACAAAAAAAAGAAACAGAAATACGAGTTTTTTATGTTGCATTAACACGAACAAAAAATAGGCTTGATATTGTGAATGGTGATAATAGTTTTAGATTGATTAGTAATTGCGGTATAATATAATTATGAATATAATAAATTTACAAGAGAAATCTGACAAAAAAAAATATTGTATTACAAACAAAAAGAAATGTGTAAAATGTAATTGTATTATATTAAGTAAACCAAAAAAGAGAAAAGAGCAACCCGATGACACCCGAAAGTAAATTAAGCAAAGATTTCAGTTTATTGCTAAACAAGATGCCAAACGTAGATGGCCACGAAAAAATAGAGAATGCTATGTGTAACGGTACACCCGATTACACCTATACTATTGATGGTATACATGGATTTATCGAGTTTAAATGTTGTCCAACACCTAAAAAAGATACCACGTTTATTAATTTGAAGCATTGGACTGAACCACAACGGCAATGGATGCGCAATAGATTTAAATCTAATACGGTTTTTTTAGTTGTAAGGTGCGGAGAATATGATTTTATTTTTGATACAAAAATTATGTTCGACGTTGAAAAAATCCCTTTTGGTAATTTAAAAAATTATGAATTTAACGTTTCTTTTAAAGATAAAAATTATTGGCAGGAGGTGAATCTAATATTATTATCAAATAAATTAAAAGGATTTAATTAAAATAAAAAAAGGAGTTTATTATGGATTTTTCAAATTTTACAACAAGCTTAAGCAAAAAATTAACATTAGCAATATCTAGTGTTTTGTTTATATTATTAACCGAATGGGCGAATATGGATATTTCGCTTGATAAGATTATCGGGGTAGTTAGTATCGTTGTTACATATTTGGCTGGGCAGTCTTGGATTGACGTTAAAAAAGAAAGTAAATTAAATTAATGAATATACGGTCAAGAATAGGTTTAAATCCACAACCAAATCCTAAACTAAGGGCAAAAAAAACACAGGTGCAAAAAAAACCACCTGCACCAAAGAAAATAACACCACAAAAAAGTACAGGGTGTTTTATACCGTTTTTGAGTTTAAAAAATGGATAAATTTTGTGAGTGTGGGAAAGATGTAAAACCAAAATTAATGAATTATACTGTATTAATTAATGGTGTTAAATTTGATTATAAATGTCAAAAGTGTGAAGGTTTAACCAACAAAAAAAGGTTTACATTTGCACGATAAAGGAGAAAAAGAGATGGAAAAAACAACAACGACAGATCCAATAGAGCCAAAAACAGAAACAATTAAATTAAGTGTATTATATAACACATATAATGATTTTATTGCGTTGACCAAGTTGGTGGGATTTTCTAGTACGATTTTGTTTAAGTTAGCTAAATTAAAAAGAGAAATTGACGAACACGTTCAAGATTATGAAGCAATTAGAGTTGATAAGGTAAAACAGTACGGAGAATTACAGCCAGATAAACATTATAAAATAGAACCACACTCAGAAAATTTCAATCATTATATTAATGACATAACAGAAATAATGAACAAAGAAATCACATTGAATAATTTATTTAAATTAACTCAAAACGATTTTGAGACTGTAAAAAATATGGACGAAATTAATCCATCAATTATCAATAATTGTTATTATGTAGTTGATTATGATTCATAATATATTAAAGAGATAAGAGGAGTTTAATATGGTGACTTTAACACGATTTGAAATTAAAAAATGTGAAGAAACAAACACGTATTTAGTTTTTGATAGAAAGAAGTATAAAACCTGCATTCATAATAAAAAATTATCAAATAACCGATTTCAAACTAAAGAAGATGCAGAATATTGTATCATTAATTGGTTAGCTAGTAGGGGGGTAAATAAATGAGTTTTAGCGAAAAAACACAAGAATTATTAAAACAGCGTGAAAAAGATTATGGGCATTATGTTGATACCTTTAATTTAATTGCTAGGTTGTGGTCGGGCTATCTTGATTATCATATATTACCATCACAAGTCAGTGATATGATGGCGATATTAAAATTAGCGAGAGAGTCAAAAAAACATAAACAGGATAATTTAGATGATTTAAATGCATATTTAGAAATTTCAAAGAATTTAAAAAAATAATATTGACGTTTAATTTTTTTTTGTTATTATATATATATATCAAAGAGACAAGAGAGGTATAAAATGAAAAAATATTACGCAAATGACATTAGAGTTGCAAGTAAGTTAGTAGAGTATGGTGGAGTAAGTAAAGTTAGTGATTTTACAGTTGGTAGTGGGAAATCAACAAAAAAAATGGATGTTGATACAGAATTTTCAAGGGAGGTTTTGGCGTATTTAGTTTTAAATTACCCGAATAAATATAAAAAGTATGTGGTTGATTATGTTAAAAAGAACCCTAGAGTCCAAAAGGTTGTTTACACGACTAATATGCGACTAGCTAAAAAAGTTGCAGGGGTTAAGTAATGGAATTAAGTTACACTGATTATATCCCAGTATACAACCAAAGTATTAGTTTTTATGGCAATGATGAGGATTCAAAATTGCATAGAAATAAAGGGTATATTGTATTACCATATTTGAATGAAATACCAAAAAAGTTTAAAAAATGTTTATTTTTTAAATCTAATACAAACCAAGATAAATTGTATTTTTTTGAGTTGTTTTCAGAAAATAAAAAAAAGTATGGAAATCAATTTCATTTTGAGTCCGTGAAAATAAGTTATAATTAATATATGAACGTATTTATATTTATTATGATTTTAATAATTATTGCATTAGCAATATATATAAGTTATGAGGTGGATCAATGAAAAAGTTAATCAAAGATAATTTAAACTTATATAATTGTGATTGCATGGAATTAATGGGTAAATATCCCGATAACTATTTTGATTTAGCAATTGTTGATCCACCTTATGGGGGTGGGGGGGATGAAAAAATAGAAGGTGGTAAACGGTTTGGTGGGAATTTTTACAAATATAAACTATCAAGAAATGGGGGAGGTCGGTCAAAAAAATATGATAAAAAAATATTAAATTGGGATTATGCACCAGATCAATCTTATTTTGATGAGTTGTTTAGGGTCTCAAAAAATCAAATAATATGGGGAGGTAATTATTTTCAATTGCCTCCCCATAGGTGTTTTTTGGTTTGGCGTAAATTAACAATTTCTGAAAGTTTCTCAATGGCAATGTGTGAGTATGCATGGTGTTCTTTTAATGATAATGCAAAATGGATAGAATTAGCTCCGCAAGATTCAAGCAGGTTTCATCCAACCCAAAAACCAGTAAAACTTTATTCTTGGATTTTGAATAATTACGCAAAAGAAGGGGATAAGATCCTTGATACGCATCTTGGTAGTGGTAGTATTGCAATAGCTTGTCATGACCTAAAATTTAACTTAACTGGCTGTGAAATTGATGAAGAGTATTTTTCACAAATGTGTGAAAGAATAAATATACATACATCACAATTACAATTATTTTAAAGGGAGTTTTTTTAAATGAAAAAATTAATTTTATGTGTTTGTTTGCTATCAACCATTATTCATGGTGACAGTATAAGTTTTTCACGTTCATTTATTTTTGCCCCACAACTTAAATTTGGCAAAATTGAAAACGGAAACGGCTTTGCCGAAATTCAATATTTTAAAATTCGTTACGATTTAACTGATAGAGCTACGTTTTTTTTAGGGGCGTCCACTGGATTCACAAGCAACAGGAAATCAATACTAAATTATAATCATGCAGTTAATAGAATGGGATACAAATTTATATATTTACCACTTAAAAACAATAAAATAGGCGTTTTTTTTGAGGGATCTTTTACTGAAAAAATTATCGGAAATAATAATGATGTAAGTTATTTAGTCTACGATACATACCAAGCTATCGGTGTACGACTTGAAATTAAGCAGTATGATTTTGCTTTTGAAAAGTTATAATTTTTAATTTTTAAAAAAGTACGTTAAAATTAAACTATTATGACAGGCATGGTAGAAACTGTAGGATTACGTTTAATTTTAGATTCACTTAGAGAGTTAGGGCTTTTTTCATTCTTTGGGATTATACTTATGTTTAATTTACCTTCTATTTTTTACGTTACAGTTAAGATTTTTAAATTTCAAACGCAAACAACAAAAAACTTAGATGATATCAAAATTAAACTAAAAACTGAGTATATCAATCAAGATAACTTTAATAAATTTGTTGATCCGATTAAAAAAGATATTCAAAACGAAATATCGTGTGTGGTCAAAGAATTAAAAAACGTTAAGTATAGTATCGATAATATTAATTCGTTGTTGCAAGAACAGCGAGAAGTCATTTTGCGAAATGATGAAAAAATAAAGTATCTCAATGGAAAAACTAATTAATCGAGTTCAAAGCCTCGAAAAAGATGTGCAAGACATTAATTCCTTGATTGACATTATCAATATGATTTTTGACGAGAAGATTGAAATTATCGCCGAAAGGTTAGATCAAGAGCGAAAATACCAAGATAAATTATCGCATTATATCGGTCAATTAAACAAAAACTTACTTGATTTAGCGATTAAAATTGGTGATTCAAAAGCGATTGTTTGATTTTTAATTGTTGCCAATTTAGTAATTCTGATGCGTTTAACGTGTTTGAAGTTTCATAAATATACGCTTTACAGCTTACATTATTTTCAATCCTTACGGTTAATTTTATTTTAGTTTTTTTAATAGTTAAAAAACTTGTAATATTACACTCTTTCATCTCTTCCCTCTTTAAATTGATATACTAATTATTATACTTGTTTTTTCTAAAAAAAATAGTATTATGTATATATTAAAAAGAGAAAAGAGAGGTTAAATATGGAAAACGAAAAAATTCAGTTAGAAGCGGTTAGAAATTATCCATATTTAATAAAGCATATTGATAATCCAACCGAAAAAGTTCAGATTGAAGCGGTTAAAAATTGGTGGTGGGCAATAAAGTACATTTCTAATCCAAGCGAAAAAGTTAAGCTTAAATCTGTCAAAAATTTTGGTGGGGCAATACGGTATATACATAATCCAAGTGAAAAAGTACAGCTTGAAGCTGTTAAAAATTGCGGTTTGGCAATCAAATATATAAATAACCCAAGTGAGAAAGTCCAGCTTGAAGCGGTTAAAAGAGAAAAGAGAGGTAAAGTATGAAAAACGAAAAAATTCAGTTAGAAGCGGTTAGAAAAATTATTAAAAATGTAGCTTTATTTTTAATGTGTATATTTCCCATTTTTTTTGTATTCTATGGAGCAATTTCAGTTATTTTTTTTAATAATATTTTCTTTTCTATTTTTTTTGTATTCTATGGAGTAATTTCAGTTATTATTATTTTACTTTTTATTATTAATGTTCATGTTAGAGTATTTAATGAGTTAAAAAATGGCGGTATTGAAAAATACAAGCAAGAGGTATTAAAAGAAATAGTTAAAAATCAATTAGATGGAAAACGAAAAAGTTGGGAGTCTTTTCTAGAATATTAAATTTTAAAAAAAATAATTAATATGTTACAATATAAACATATCAAAGAGAAAAGAGAGGTAAACAATGGATAAAAAATTTAATTATGTGGAAACAGCTTTTTATATTTGCACCGTGTTAGTAATTATTAGCTATATTATACGGTGGAACATATGAGTCCGATAGTCCAACTAAAAAATGAAACAATAATCAAGTTACTTAAAAAAGAGTTAGAAAAATATAATAACGATCCACAGGTAACACAATCGAAATATAATCATATAATGATTTTGATTGAAAGGTTGCTTGTGTCAATTAATAAGTAAGGAGGTAATTTTATGATTTATTTAGACAAAGAAAAAACCAAACCAGCAGATATAAAACAAGATGAATATGGTTACTATTTATTAACTGGAGATAATATCTATTATGTTTTTGGTGACGCAAAAGTAATAGCTATGAATAATGTAAATGTATACGCATATGATAATGTAAAGGTATATGCTTATGATAATTCAAAATCAAAAGCTTATGATAATTCAGAAGCAATGGCTTTTGGGCATTCAAAAGTAAGCGCTTATGAAAATTCAGAAGCAATGGCTTTTGGGCATTCAAAAGTAATGGCTTTTGGGCATTCAAAAGTAAGCGCTTATGAAAATTCAAAAGTAAGCGCTTATGATAATTCAGAAGTAAGATCTTATAACAATGCAAAACTAATCGATATAAGGAGGAAAAAATGAATATAGATGAAATAAATTTGAAATTTAAAGAATATGAATTTAAAGAAGTTAAAATCACAAAAGAAAATGGAAGGTATCGTGGCGAAATTCAATTATCAGATCCAAACAAAAAATTGAGTAAAAAAGAATTAAAAAATATTTTAAGTAAACTTACGACTGAAATTAATTTATTTTCTGAAGATTTCACAAAAAGCATAAATCAAGGTTTTCCCGAAGTAAGCAAACCGATTAAAAAATATAAAAAAAAGCCTGTGGTTATTCAAGCTATTCAATATACAGGTGATTCCGATAATTTAGAGAAGTTGAAAGAGTTTGTTACTTGTGGGTTCAAAAAAAACAAAGATAACACTCTTACAGTTCCAACGCTAGAAGGAGAACATATCGCAAGTATAGGGGATTACATAATAAAGGGAGTTGAGGGTGAGTTTTACCCTTGTAAGCCTAGAATTTTCAAGAAAACATATGAGGAGGTTTCCGATTAAAAATACCTATTTAAAAATTAAATAAATAGTAGTAAACTATATCTATATCAAAGAGAAAAGAGAGGTAAACAATGATCTTATACAAATACACAGGGAAAAACCCTTATTATAATGCCCCTAGCGATTGGGCAACGTATCTTGAACAATTAAATATAATTGATCAAGAGCAACTAGAATTATATATCAATTACGTTACAATTGAGCTTAATCTTGATTTTAATGACTATATTAGTTCTTTAATAATTGATCAAAAAATTAACTTATTTGATTTAATTGAAAGTATTAATCAAATTGACCTTTACAATGATTTTTCTGAGCAATCACGCAGAGAATTAACAGATCCCTATTATATTAATGGTGTTAGCCATAATGACTTTATCTAGGGAGGAATATTCTATGGAAGCTGAAAAAATAATTAAATTCTTAATTGAAAATAAGATACTCGATAAAGTAAATTATGCTGATATGTTAGAAGCAGTTATGTTAACTGATGGTAGCAATATTGAAGAGTTTTTAGAAAAAATGTACAAAAAGGTTGAGTTATGAGTGAAACAAATAAAAGAATAATATACACAGGTTTTTATAAAGATGTTTTTTTTGAGATTAATCAGATTTTCAGACCAAATTTAAAAATTGATTTTAATGTTGAGGATTACTATTGGTGGACTTATTACATTCATATTGATATCGAAAAAATACCAAAAAAATATAATCCAGATTCATTTTGGTTACCTGTAGAACATTATAAATATTCTGTTGGAACAATGTATAATTATGACAATCATACAAAATTAAATAATATTTACTTTTATTCTGGAATAACATTTTATTCAAAAGTTAGGGGATTAGAGGAAGGCGAAAAGAAAATAATAAAAGTAGGTTGTGATTTTAATCATGCATGGGATATGGAAAGAGGTTACGCTTATTCTTATGAAGATATTTATTCCCATGTAATTAAAACAATACATAGTTTGCATGATGAAATTCAAGGATATGGAGTTGAGTTATGAATGAGTTATATGATGATTATTATTGGTACGACAAAGAAAAAGACACAGTTATAAAATGCGATAAAACCAAATATCGTGAGTTTCTTAAAAAAAATAATGGGGTGAAAGATGCTATCAAATACGATAAGTTTAATTTAGCCTCAGATAACAGCACAGTATCAACACTTTATGGTGCAAAAGAATATGTGGTGTCCACTGTATGTTTACCTTTTTGTGAGTGGGAAAATCCTTTCTCTTACGTAAGAATATCAGATAGACCTTTAATATTTGAAACTATAGTGTTTGAAAATAAGTCTATTTTATATGAATTTAAGAATTATTGTATAAATCAAGCTAAAAGAGATCATGATGATATGATTTTAAGAGTTATAAGAGAAATATAAAAGAAAAAATCCCGCTTTTTTAGCTAATTATCAACTAAGTAATTTATATATTATTTTTGTATAAGGAAATGTAAAAATAGCCCTTTGTAACCTTGTAATCTTGTAATTTGGCTTTTGTAATTTAAGGAATATTTTTTTTGATTTTTGATTTTTTGCTTGAAAGTGAAATTACAAGATTACAAGATTACAAGATGTTAATTAAGCACAAAATTGAAAAGAAATGTAATTTCTAAAAAAAATTGAAAATTACAAAACAGTGTTTAATTAAGGATTTTAGACGCTACGTCACATTTTTTGTAATTTCAGAAAATTGGCAGAAATTACAAAATGAAAAAGCTAAGCACAAAATCGTGCCGATGTAATCTTGTAATTTCTGATGAAATTACATCTTTTTGCAAATTGATAAGAAGTGCAATTTATATATAAATTATCTTAAAAAGCCTATCTCTGGAAAAGGGGGACTAAACCAAAAATAAGCTATTAAGACGTATATATTATAATAATGTATTTTTGTATAATTAGCAAAAATTTATTTTAGTGTGTTAAAATTAAGATGATGAAAAAAGAAAATTTAAAAATTAGTAAAAATTTTTGGTTATCAGAATTTAATTACGTGATGCCAGATTTACGCTTATTAGCAATATTACAAACATTGAGAGATAAACTTAATACTAGTGTAACTATAACCGATTCTAGCAGAGATTTTATGACGCATTATTTAATTTATAAAAGTTTAAGTGATGAACATAAAATAAACACTCTAGAAAATGGGTTAGGCGATAAACCATTGATTGACTGTATTCCATTTAGATCTAGGCATTTAGCCCAGCATAACAAACCGTATTTAAGAGCTGTGGATATTGCGTCCAAAAAAAGTAATACAGAATATTATACAGGTGAAGATCTAAAAGAGGTTATTCTTAATTACGTTAATTCAGCTAAGTATTATAATTTCTTAATTGATAATAAGTTTAAAAAAGAAACGGACAGATTCATTGGGGTAGGTGTAGGTAATCATTATATACATCTTGATATTGATCGGGATAGATATACAGAGTGGGCTTATGGGTATTAGTATAGTATCGGTATTACCTAGCTTGATCAATTCTGTTTTAGGTGTAGTTTATTCAAAAAAAAATCAACGGTTAAACAAAAACCAATTAATTGAAGCAATCAAAGATAAATCTGAGGTTATTAATGCGGAAGTTACAAAAATTGAAGCCTTAAACAAAAACTTCTTTATGAGTGGATGGCGACCATTAATCGGTTGGGTATGTGGTATTAACCTAGCATACAATTTAATCGTTAAAGATGTGGTTAATTATATAATGGTGTTATGTAATGACACATTGCCACAATTACCTTACAGTCAATTTAATGAAACGAAAGAGCTTATTTATGTTTTATTAGGGTTAGGAGCTTTTAGAACGATTGAAAAGATAAAGGGAGTAACTAGGTGATGGATGATTTATGGCATTATATCGCAATAAGCACAATATCAATATTGATAGGTGGCGCACCTAGTCACTTTTACGAATTAAGGCAAAGGCCTACACGCAAAGAAGTATCACGAATGATTGAGAAAGAAGCACCAATTTCAATCAAGGAAGATTTAAAAGAGATTAAAGATACCCAAAACGAGGTAATAATTACGCAAACTAAAATATGTAGTTTTATTGAGAATTTTAAAAATGCCAAAAAAAAGTAAATTACAATCACAAGCAAATAAATTAACTCAAAAAGTTTTAGAAATTAAAAAACTTTTGACTGATGAAGAATTAACTTTTTGTGAAACACATCTAAAAAATAGTAGCTCACCTTACGGCAGTATATCCCCACAAGAAACGTATATTAAGAACATTAATGAGGAAATACTTAATAATAATTTAGTTGCTGAATATTTAGTTTTGAGACAACAACAAATTAAAACTATATTTGTCAATGAAAATGCAATAGTGTTACATTTATTGGATATATATCATAAGTGCATGTTAAAACAGCCGATTATTGATAATAAAGGGCATCATACAGGTGAGTATAAGGTGGACTCCAAAGGGGCGAATGACGCTTTAAAGATGATTTCCACGTTAATTAGTGGATCAAAAGAAACAGTAAATACAATTAATGTTAATAATCCAGCACCAGAACTTAATATAAGCGACAAAGATTTACAAAAGTTTTTTAAAAAATTCAATGAACAGTATTGAAAAAGCGTTATTAAGGGAGACGTTACTTAATAATAGTTTAGCGTTTACTCGCTACTTTTTTTATCAGAGAAAAAAACAGCGTATGATCCTTAATCGGCATCATTATTTAATTGGCAAAACACTAGATAGGGTGTTTAGGGGGGAAATTAAACGATTAATAGTTAATATTGCACCAAGGTATACAAAGACTGAGCAAGTGGTAATTTCGTTTATTGCCAATGGTTTTGCAATTAATCCAAGCAGTGAATTTATTCATTCGAGTTATGCTGACAGTTTAGCGTTAAAAAACAGCATGATAATCAAGGATTTAATTGCTCATGAATCGTATAAAAGTTTATTTAATTTAGATTTCAAAAAAGACAGTAAATCAAAAAAATCTTGGCGGATTGAAGGTCATGATGGGGGCTTATTAGCTGTATCTAGTGGGGGTACAATTACAGGGTTTGGGGCTGGACTAATGAAAGAAGGGTTTACTGGTGCATTAATTGTTGATGACCCTATAAAGCCTCAAGATGCCTATAGCGCTGTTGTCAGAGACAAGGTAAACCAACAGATTAATGATACATTTATGAGCCGATTAGCCCACAAAGATGTACCTGTAATATTTGTTATGCAACGTGTACACGAAGATGATTCAACAGGGTTTTTATTGAAGGGTGGGACTGGTGAAAAATGGCATCATCTTTGCTTACCTTGCGAGATAACGGATGAATCAAAAGTGTATAATTATGATATTAACCCATATGGAATACCGATCGAGCATAATTTAAAAAATGGGGCGTTATGGCCATATAAGCACACCCTTGAAGATTTAGAAATGATGAAGAAATCACACCCATATTCAACGGCTAGTCAATTATACCAAAGCCCAGCACCGTTAGGGGGTGGGATATTTAAAGACGAGTTTTTTAATTATTGGCCAAACAATATTCAAACAGCTTTTGATTATAAATTTATCACAGCAGATACAGCACAAAAAACAAAAGAACACAACGACAGGTCAGCGATTGCGTGCTGGGGTGTTAAGAATAATAATTTATATCTAATTGATTTAGTGTGTGGACGGTGGGAAAGCCCAGACTTAAAACGTGTATTTATTGAATTTCACGAAAAACATAAAACCACAACGAACCAGATAGGCAATATGAGGTATGTGTATATTGAAGATAAATCAAGCGGAACAGATATGATACAGAACTTAAAAACCGATATGAATATTATTGCAGTTCAGAGAAACAAAGATAAATTTACAAGGGCGCAAGATGCGTTACCGTATCTAGTTACTGGCAAGGTGTTTTTACCAGAAAAAGCAAGTTTTATACATGATTTTAAATCGGAGTTACGAAGTTTTACGCCACTGATGACCCACAAACACGATGACCAAGTTGATGTTTTATTGGACGCTGTTCAAATAGCCTTAATGAAACCTAAAAAAGTGGCGGGCACGTTTTAAAAATTGACTTTGTGCTTAATTTTGTTTTATTATTTAAGTTATAAACTAAAAAGGATTTTTTTAAGTGCAATCTAAAAATGAAAGGCAGTTAAGAGCCGAAAACAAATTACTTAGGAATCAAGTAAAAAATCAAGAAAACATTAAAACTAATAATAGTATAACATCTAGCCGAATTAACAATTTTGGTTTCTTGATGTCCTCACACAAGGGTAACAGAGATTATTTTAAACAGTTTGGGTATCCAAACCAAATTAATTTTGATAATTATTTAGCTTATTATAAGCGTAATAGCATTGGTAGCCGAATCATTGAAACGTACCCAGATCATTGCTGGAAAAGTAAATTTAAAATCATTGAAAACGAAACAGAATCTAAAGATAGCGTTTTTGAAAAAGAAACAAAATCAATTTTAAAAAATACACGTTTAAAGATAGTAAACAAGTTGAAACGTGCGGATATATTAACAGGCTTAGGAGATTATGGTGTCTTATATATTGGCGTTGCGGATGGGAAAAAACCTAGTGAGCCATTAGAGGGGAACATTAACATTAATGATATTTTGTATATTTCCCCTAAAAGTAGCAGGAATGCAGTAATTGACCAATACGATGAAAATATAAACTCACCTCGGTATGGTTTACCGTTAATGTATAATATACATAGTGGGGATTACGCAACCGAAACATTAAGCACAGCTAATAAAATAATGAAAGGAAAACAAACGAAAGTACACCACTCCAGAATTATACATATTGTCGAGAATCCCTTAGAGAATGACGTTATAGGCCAACCAAGATTAGAGAAGGTGTTTAATGATTTAATTGATTTGATGAAAGTTAAGGGTGGCGGATCTGAAATGTTTTGGCTTAACGGTCGAGGCGGTATGAGCTTGGAAAGTGAAGCAGATACCAATTTTACGGAAGATAGCGCAAAAGATTTAGAATCGCATTTACAGGATTTTTCTAATAGCTTGACAAGATTTTTAAAAACAAAAGGGATTGAAGCAAAACCAATTAATTTTGATGTTGCAAACCCAGAAAACCATTTTAACATCATAATTAAATGTATTTCTAGCGCAACAAAAATTCCTATCCGTATATTATTAGGGAGTGAAGCAGGGAGCTTAGCAAGTACCCAAGATGAAAACAATTTTAAAGAGAATGTTATGAATAGACAAATAGATTTTTGCGAGAATGTCATAATTTTACCTTTAATTAATTGGTTTATTGAACATGGTGTTTTACCAACTCCAAAAAATGATTTTAAAATTGAATGGCCAAACTTAATTCCAGAAGATACATCCCAAAATTATAAAAATGCCGATACTGTAGCAACAGCTTTACAAAAATACATGAATACTGAGGGGGCGGATGCCGTTATGCCATTTCAACAATTTTTTGAGATTATGGGGAAAGAATACCAAGGCGCAGATGCCAACGACATAGACTGATGTTATGTTGTAATGTTAGTGACGACCCTACACGGACGCTTACGTTAAGAAATAAAGCAGTAGCAGAGATTACCCGAAGATTTAAACAATTAAATAGGTTAATTATTGAAAGTGTGAAAGATAATAAGATTTTTTTAGATAATGCCCAAGCATTAAAAAAAGAAGAATTTATTTTTTTAAGAGATGGCGACAAATTGAAAAAGTTTGATGCTTGGTTACAAGGTGCAATTTCTGAAATAATTTTATCGGGAAGTGTACGAAAAGATGATACCAATATTAATTGGTTATTAGCATATATTGATACAGCCTACAGAAAGGGCATAAAAAAAAGCACGTCAGTAATGCAACAAAGACTAGGGAAGAATGTTATCCCCGATTTAATAAATTTAGTTAATTTACCACCACACGCTAGGGCGATGGAATTAATATTTACCAGAGATTTTGACCAATTAAAAGGGATTACCGAAGCTATGAGCCAACAGATAAGCTATATTATATCCGAGGGAATACTCCAAGGTGAAAACCCAAACGACATGGCTAAAAGGATTACTGATAGGGTTGAAAAAATTGGAATAACACGAGCTAAACTATTAGCAAGAACTGAGGTAATCAATGCGTTTAACCTTGCTAGGATTAATAACGTTGATGCGTATTCTGATTTTTTAGGCGAGGAAGTCGTTTTTCGTTGGATTAGTGGCGTTGATGCTAGAGTAAGAGATACCCACCGAGAAAGAAACAATAAGTTTTATTCAAAAGAAAAAGTTACGCCGTTAATTGGTGAGCCGAATTGTAGGTGTACAATAACAGAAATTCCAGTCAGTCTTTTGGAGCTTGTATATGACAATCCAAAAGTGTTAAGATAGTTATATTATGATACGAAAAATAAAATGTAACGTAGAAACAAGTAATATTAAATACACCGATTTTGAAGGTGTGAAACATATGGTTATCCCTGTAATAATGGCGC